CAGAACTCGTGTTTCATCAAGTGTAAAAACAATTTCACCTCGTGGAGGGGCTTTTCAAGCCCTTACTCCAGAACAGTATAACCAAGCAAGCACAGACTTAGTTAACATGAGAAAGTCTGGAGAAGCTGCTGCTCATGGAGCTTTAATGGCAGATAATAGAAATAGCAATCCTTTTTCAGACCCACTAAGTAAGAAAAATAAACAAACTATAAAAATAAGGAGTAACTAATGCTTCCTAAAAAAAGTCAATTTAGTTCACCAGAAGGCCGTGCTCTTTTAGGTCGCGCAAGCGCAGCTGCTAAAGAAAGCAATGACGCTAGAGCAGCAGACCCTTGGACAAGCGGTGGCGCAAAGAATAACGAGCCATACCGTGACCCAATGCCATCAGTTAAGGTAAAGTACAAATAATGACAATGGTTTCTAGGCAGTTTACAAAAATCAACCTCCCTACTCAAAGTGAGTCTGAAGTTCGTGCAGTTGTTTCTGCTGGAAACGCAAAGGCTAACGCTAAAAAAGACGCAGACGATAGCGTTTTTGAAAGAGATTTAAAAATTATTGCTAAAGAAGAAAAAGGCTCAAAAGTAGAAAACAACCTGCGGGTAAGAGCTGCCGCTGATGATAAAGGTCCGCTACCAAACTTGACTGACCGCGAACATGGTGAGCTGCAAAAAGCACAAAATCGTTTTGAAAGAAGTTCTGGTTCAGAAAGAGAAACTCATCGTAAATCAGTTGGCGTAGCTATTCAAAAAGGCGTAGTTGATAGTAGACGAGTAACACGACTAGCTTGTCAAACTCCAGGCTGTGGTAGTTCTGTTTCTATGGAAGCTACAAAAGGTGATGTAATTTGTGCAGGATGTACATCTGGTGGAGACAAAGCAGGAGCATCTTATAAAGACCGACCAAGAACCGCAGTAAGTGGCGACCGTTCAGACGTAGGTAAAAAACGTGGCAGCGCCTAAAAAACTTCAAAACATTCCAGACAGGCCAGAATTTGAAGGCAGAACTGTGTACAAACATACAGTTGGGGATGACAAAAAGGCAACTGCAGACAATCTAGACAAACTTGGCAAGGCTGACCCTAATGGGTTACGAATCCACGCTGGTGGGTATTATTCAATCCCAAAGAAACCTAAAAAAACTACAAAATAATCAGCCTTATCTGATAGGCTACCCGTTCTACAATTAGGAGTATTAAATGGTGCTAGACCTGTCTACATTAAATGACGGCGGAACTGAACAAGAACCCCATTTTAGGTTATTAGTGTGCCGTACTTGTAAAACTATTGATGAACTCCCTTCTGCAGACCAAGACCCTAATAATGTGTTGTTAGATATAACTGTAGAACGACATGGTGAGGACCATATTGGCGTTTTGTACAACGTTCCAGCTGTAGTTTGGATGTCTGAAAAGATGAGACCACAGGTTATTGAACAGATACAAGGTGGTGGGTCTTCAGGCTTAGATGTATTTGGCACTCAGTTCTACGCAACTAAAATGCAGTTTGCAGATGACGCCATGGTTTGTTATAAACAACATAACCGACCTCAGGGCCAGTGTCCAGATTACAAATCAGAAAAGAAAGTTTTAAAGCCAGGAACCGCTAAAGCTAGAGCAGATGCGGGGTTGTCTTCTGCGACAACTGGTCCTAAGGTATACCTATGTGATTTTTGCCCAGTTAAATCATTTAACATGACTAAACACAATGAATCGAAAGGATTGTACAAGTGATACAACAAGAACCAGCATTAGAAGACACAACCCCTAAAGAAGATAAAGAAGTAATTAAACGTTCTGGAGTAACAGCATTTCTGTTAATCAAATTGGATAATGGGGTGTGGACAGCCGTCACTGATTTAAGCACTCCATTAGCCGTAGACCGAAACGCTGTAGTTACAGACATTAAGCAAGGCTGTGGAGAAATTGCGGATTCAATACGCACTCAGGAGACGGCTTGGGCTATTTCTCAGTATTTGCAGCAAACTAGTGGTGAGGATAGCCAGCGGGTAGGGGCCTCAGTGCGAGATGCTTTGGATAGACGTCAAAGCTAAAATCTTGTAAACTGTAACGACAGGGGGTCCACCATGTTCGTAGAGATGATTTGCACATGCGGTGCATCAATGCAAATGGAACAAAGCGAAAATGAAACCGCATTATGGTTACTGTCTTCAAGATTTGTTGAAGCACATACCGACTGTGGTTTTGTTTCTGGAATAAATAAAGATAGACCAGAAGAAACAACTAAATATAATATAAACTTTAAACCAAGAGCTAAACGTTATCACGATGATGACCCAGACGAAGACGAGGACGATTAAACATGCTAGAGCCTGCGGAGACCTCGTTTTTTAGCAGGCCTTCTGCGGGGTTAGACCCTAGATTGTTTAGAAGTGGGAAAGTAATCCCTAAGGTTAGAAACTCTATCCTTCAAATACTATTTAACCATGTTAACTCCCGTTTTACGGGTTCTGAGTCATGGATGCACGTTTGGTTAGCGGGTTCTGGTGTTTCATACCAATGGGCCGCTCACAGAGAACCTGCAGACCTAGATTGCCTTGTTGGTGTGGACTTCATAGGATTCCGTCAGTCTAATGAAGACTACGCTAGATTTAGCAATAAAGAGATATCTCAAATGTTTAACGAGGGGTTTAGAGAAGAGATATATCCTGAAACTGCAGAGTTTATGGGAGTGTTTGAGTTAACTTTTTACGTAAACATAAAGCCAAACATTTTGGACTTAAAACCGTATGCAGCCTATTCTTTAACGGACGATGCCTGGACTGTTACCCCAACCCATGAAGAGTTAACTATAGACCCAAAGTGGGAACAAAAAACACAAAAAGATAAAGCAATGGCAATAGAGATTTTAAAACGATATGGTACAGCTATGGCTAAGCTAGAGCAATCTACCAATGAGTCTGCTAGAGTAAACGCCTCAAGTGAAAGAGAGAACGCGTTGACTCAAGCTGTTGGTCTTTACGAAGACATACACTCAGGTAGAAAAAATGCCTTTAGTGAGTCTGGACAAGGATACGGTGATTGGTTTAATTACCGTTGGCAATCAGGAAAACGTTCTGGTATTGTGCAAGGATTACAAAAGTTAAAAGAGTTAAAAGAATCAGATTTTAAAACATTTTCTGAAAAGACGTACGGCGCTGAGTTAACGGATGCCAATGTGCTTATCCGTAGAGCAGCTTCACAACGTATACAACGCACTTAAACGCACTTAAACGCACCAGAATTCGGAGCATAAACTGTGTCAATTGTTTTATTTATGGACGGTGTTTTACGAACCGATACCAAAGTACCAATCTTTGAAGGTGTGTCAGTCTACAGAGCGTTAAACAATGGAACTAAAGTTGTGCTTGCGGTAGACGATGAAAAAGAAGCAGTTCGATGGTGTAAAGAGCATAGGTTTCTTGAAATTGATGGATTCATAGACAATGCAGGTTTAGAGGCAATACACCCACATGAAAAAGATTTTGCTAAAGTTCAAAAGGTTCAATCCCAAGGTCCTATATTTTTAGTAGTTACCTGCGATTTAGAATTAGCTAAAGTTTGTATAGAAAACGGCATAAGAGTGTTTTTGTTCCTACACCCCAAGTATTTAAGTCACAAGTTCAGACCAGATGGTCGTGAAGGAAGACGCAGTTGGGACGATATTCAGATTGAACTGGATAGACAAATTGAACTTATTGCAGAGGACCCACGTCTATGAACATAGTCTATTTAGGTGCTGAGGTTCCTAGCAATCGAACCATCCTAACTGCAGCTGGAGCTAGATGCATGGGAGTTAGTTTCTGGGGCCTTCAAAGGCGCGGAATGCCTAAAACCATAAAATACGAGCTAAAAAATTATTTTCCAGACGACGTCAGGATTTTTTTAAATGCTGGAATACCATTTAAAAAGGAGTTTTTACAGTCTGAGATAGAAGACTTCGCAGCTGACTACGAAGCTTTTGTAGCTCAGAACTTAGACAGACTTGAAGGGTTTACTGAGGTAGACCACCCACAGCTCACACAACAATTTATAGACGAGCAACGTGTAACTAGCTGGGCAGATGTCCCAGAAGAGAAGTTTTGGCCTGTATGGCATGGTGAGGACCTTGAAAGTTTAGCAGTTAGGTATTTAAACGTAGCCTTGCCTGGAAATTTAATTGAGAACGAAACAAGTTTGTCAGCAAAGACTAGACGTTTAAATCAAATACACGGGACCGCTTTCCATGCTTTGGCTACCGCCAAGCCTGATAACCTGCGACAAGTGCCTGTGAAGACCGCTAGCACCCTTTCTTGGCTATCTCCTATGATGCGTGGAGAAACGATTGTATGGGACGGAGTAAAGCTTTTACGATACCCCAAGAGTATGAAAGAGCAGTCACGACCTAGGTATAAATCTATTTACGAACGTGCTGGGCTAGACTTCGATAAGATACTTGCAGATGACGCAATAGAAATATCAAAGCTTGCTGTGTGGTCTTACCAACAATACGAAGAATTGCATAATCGAATAGGAGAGAACGTAGTAACTATGAGTGATGAATTGGTACCACCTCAAAAAGCGGAAACACCCCCACTTGATGTTACTACGAGGGGGGTAGGAATGCGGAAACTTGAGCAACGTAAACCAGAAGAAATGGCTGTTTTACCTGTGCTTGGAGTAGAGGTTCAGAGGGTACTTGAACCCGATGATGATGGCAACATGGTCATTAAAGATGTCACCACATTAAGGTCCAACAGCACTAGTTTGAGGGTATGCGATACGTGCTTTGTTGCTGCTAACTGCCCCGCCTTTAAACCACAAAACACTTGTGCTTTCAACCTACCAGTAGAGGTTAAAACCAAAGAACAATTGAAATCACTTATCAATGCTTTACTTGAAATGCAGGGTCAAAGAGTGGCTTTCGCTAAGTTTAGCGAAGATTTGCAGGGCGGATACCCCGACCCAAACGTCGGGCAAGAGATGGACAGGTTCTTTAAAATGTTAAAAACTATTAAAGATTTGGACGATTCCAGAGAGTTTATTAGGATGACTGTAGAGCGTCAGGGAGCTGGCGGAGTGTTGTCGGCTATCTTTGGAGACAGGGCTCAAACGCTTAAAGAAATACCAAATGGCGGACTAAATGAAACCAAAACTAACGAGATTATTAAGCACATTACGGACACAGACAAGGAGAACTCGTAGTAACTATGAAAGACCAAAATGATATGGAACAGGGTAGTCCTAAAAACATACTAGATGAGGCAACTAGATTAGTTACAGGAGACCGAAATAATGCGTACGACCACCCTTTAGACAACTTCATCCGTATTGCAAAAATATGGTCGGCAATACTAGGACACGAAGTCACTTACAGACAAGTGGCCCTTTGTATGGATGGCGTTAAACTTGCTAGAGAGTCTTATAAATCTAAACAAGATAATCGTATTGATGGGGCTGGCTACTGGTTAGCTCTAGATATGGCTATAAACGAAGAAGAACGAAGAAGTAATACTAACTGAACCAGTTTTAGTTTTACCTTAGATGTAAACTAAAGCACTCCCCCCACTTTTATATGTTGGGGTTTTGTATTTACAAACAACAGACGAGAGAGCAGAGACTAATATGGCAATTTCTTTTAAACTAGTAAACGAATTCGTAGACGGATACCGAGCAAAGCCTGTCCCTTGGGGATACAAAGATGCAGCGGGCAACTCGGTAGGAGAGATAACTTTCCTACGAACTTACTCTAGATTAAAAGAAGATGGAACTAAAGAGACTTGGGTAGATGTTTGCG